TGCTGGTTTAATTCCTCTTACAACTTTCCATTCAATGCTACCAATGGAAAATTCTACTTCAACTTTACAGTCTTTCTCATTTACCGAATTGATGAGTTGTGGTTTATTAATCTTACGAAAAGGTTTTCCAAATAACCCAAAGCAGATAGCATCAAGTAAAGTGGACTTGCCAGCACCGTTAGTGCCAACAATAAGAGTATTAGAACTCCTATCCAACTGTATTTCAGTCCAGTTGTTGCCAGTCGAGAGAAAGTTTTTCCATTTAACATATTTAAAGTGTATCATGTATCCGAATTCACTGCTTCAATATAAAGTTCCCGAAGGATATTTTTCAATTTGGAATTATCCAGAGAAGTTTCTCCAATTCCATCCACATACTTATTAAGAATGGTAAGTGTGTCTTCTGCCTGATTTACCATATCATCATCTAATCCCTCAGTTGGGTCGGAAAAATCTTCAACGATCTTAACGTCAGCAGGTTCTACACTGTAGATTGCATCCATAAATCGATCAAAAAGATATGGATTAGTTTTATTAAGAACAACAATTTTTACATATCTATCTTTAAGATGTTCATATCCAGTCTGTAGACCTTCAATTAAACCAGAGGAGTCATCATAGACGACCCGATGGAACATCACATTCGGGTTACGATGAAATACAAGATTTCTTCCATCAAGATCAAAGATGTGAAATCCGCGATCATCTTTATAGTCTTGCCAGGTAAGTTCGTACGGATTGCCCAGATATTGTATTCCGTCAGCGTAAGATTTATGATGATAATGACCAGAAAATGTTTGTTCGAATTTTCTAAAAATAGTTCTATCAAGTCCTTCATCACACGGATGTCCTCTGTACATTGAAAAACCGGCAATCTCAAAGTGTCCTGCACAGAGTCTTGCGGTAGAGTTATTTATTTCTTCTAGACACCTATTGTAGTTGTCCGCACAAATCCAAGGTATCATAAGAATGTCATCAGATTCATTCTTAAAGTTTAGGTGTACAGTCATGGGTTCATCAATGACTGCAATGTTACCATACTCTCTCAATAGGAGATTGATGGAGTTAACCTCATTTGTATTCTTATAATAAGTGTCATGATTACCCGCCAACATATACACCATGATTTCTTCATATGCAAGACGGTCAAAGAACATGGTTTTTGCCCTTTGTAAGGTGTTGAAATTTACATACTTGCGTCTGTCAAAGGTGTCACCAAGAATCAGAAGAGTCTTGATGTTCTCTTCCTTAAGCTTAGGAAAGAAAGTCTCCGAGTAGAATTTTTCATAGTAATCAAGGAACAACTGTGAGTCATTCCTTGCGCCGAAATGTTGATCTGTTATGAGTGCAATTTTCATGTGGACATTATATCACTCTTCAAAGAATAATTCAAGCCCCCTGTGCTTCTTGATGACCTTCTTTGTTCTTTTGTTCTCTTCGAAATTCTCAATAAACTCTGAGATGTTGTCATAGAGTTCAAACTGTCTATTCTGTCCCTCTTCTAATTCCAAGAGTTCATACTCGTCAAGAATGCCAAATTGTTCTGTGGCCTTGTACTTTACATATAATTGCTTTTTTTCTTTCTGTATTCGTCTGAGGAATGCATACCATATAACTTGTGTGAAATAGGCAAATGCATTTTTGCTTTTGGCAGGATCAAAGTTCTCAAAGTACATCAGACAATTCTCAATACCGTCTGCGACCATTTCGTCCCTGTAGGTGTAATTGATGAAGTTTGGTTTATGTGATAGACCTTCAGCAATCTTCATGAAGCACTCACCGATATAATCTGGTATCCTAGGAGGAGGCAAATCATTCTCTTTTGCATGTTTTGATCTTTCTTTGTAATCGACCAAAGCCTTTACGAAATCAGAGTTATTTACATATTCTTTTTTGGGTTTCTTGTTTTCTGTCATAATATTTCCATAAAAAAAGTGCTTGACAAATGGTTGCCAGATTGATACAATAGGTATGTCGCCCTTTTGAGATCAGTGTAATATTTGTCCTTGAGATTCTTCAAGAGCTTCCATAATATCCACCATTTCATCCAGATCCATATTTTCTATCTGTTTTCTCTTTTCAATTGTACGATGGAGTTTATCCACAAGGTTCATATAATACTCTGCAAGAGATTCTTTGGGATCAAACATGGTGATAACATCACGAGGATTGATAAGAACTTCATTATTTTTAATGACTTCCACAGGAAGCCAGTGTTCCATGATAACACTAGAATTTCTTCCTTTAAATTTAACAATTAACATCATAGGATCAGTGATAACATAACTGTCAGTAGACACTTTGTAGTAATTACAAATAATGTCTTCTCCAGTGACCAATCTCAAGATTTTAACTTCATCATCCATGTTTTAATTCAATTTTATAAATTTTAAAAGGAAACTTCTCTTCAGTATATATTTTGGATCTTTCCACGAAATGTTTCAGAGTATGATTCATATAATTTTTATATCTCATATCATCTGCAATATCATATAATGTGGCTCTATCTTTTTCAGATCCTTTTCTCAATCCTCTTCCGATTGATTGCAGGTTTCTGATTCTACTTTTCGATGGAGATGCGTATATAAGGTAGTGCAGATTACGAATATTGATTCCAGTAGAAAAAGTACCAAAAGAAGCAATAACAATTGCATCATTTTCTGTCTCCATTATTTTTCTGATTTCTTCTCTGTCGGAAGTATCAGTTCCACCATGTACAAAGAATACTTTTCTATTACCTAATTTCTCAGTATTCTGTATCATATTATACAGGATTTTGCCATGTTTATCAACCATTTGGTAAAGTATGAGTGTATTTTTCTTCAAACTTACCGCAAGGTTTTTGATGAATTTGTTTCTTTGCTCACTTAGTATTAGATACTCTAGTTCTTTTCTGTATTCAGACTTTACCATTTCTTTACAGACTTCATCTGGGTGTTTTAACACCAGACACTTAATGTCGAAATCTGCAAGTTGACCTTTGTCGATCAGTTCTTTGGTTGTTGTGACTCTCTCTACTGGACCAAAAAGACCCTCTAACACCAGTTTGTGTGTTTTGGTTCCATCTAGTGTGCCTGTCAGACCAATTCTATATTTGGTGTTTGTGCAAGAGGTCAATATGTGTGTTAATGATGTGGCTTTGAACAAGTGAGCTTCATCACCAATAACATAGTCAAACTGTTCAAAATATTCTGATGGCATTTTATAGATTGATTGCCATGTTGAGATTGTCAGTGGTTTGTCAGTAACTTTATCTTTACCTTGGTAGATTCTGTGTACATTGTCACTGACTCTGAAATCCGTTTCTGAAGAGTAATCAATAAAGTCGGAGAACAATTGTTCTACCAGTGAAGTGGTCGGAACAACAATCAATCCTTTAAGACCCTGATAATCCAAGAACTGTCTGAACAATAAGTAAATTATTAGTGATTTTCCTGATGCTGTGGGAGACAACAACAATGTCCTGCGGTTTTGCATTGCAGTAACAAAGGCCTTGATTTGATGTTCTCTGACACCGATTGGTTTTCCTAGAGAATGCAGATTTAGATTTTCTGCAAACTTCTCACAATAATAGTTACTGTAATCATCTTGTAGGTCCGCTCTTGTGTGGTCATATTCTAGAACATAACCACGATTCTCACAAAACTCTTCGATGTACTTTAACAGACCAAGATATATGGTTCGACTGTTAATGTTTACTAGACGAATTTTTCCGTCCCAGATTTTATTTCTAAATGCAGGAGTGAATTGGTGTCCAGGAACAGAGAATGTGAAATATTCGGATAGTTCCTTTAGAATATACTTTTCACAAATGAGTTTGGCATAAACTTCATTTTGTTTTGATATGATGAGATCAGACGCCATTGATGAATTTTTCCCATGAGATAAAATCTCTAAGTTGGAATGTTCTGCTCTTCAACTCGGAGAGTATTGATTCTACCACAGAAATGATTTCATCATGAACAATCTTTTTCTGTAGAAGACGAATTAGATCCGCGTCACTTTCAAGATAGAGATTGATATCAGATTTCAGTGTGAATGGAAATGGTTCCCATCCCAATTCATCCAGTTCATCTTTAGATAATTTTCCTGTGTAATATTCCCACTTCTTTTTCTTTAATTGCAGATAATCGAAGTGGGCCTTTTTGGATGCCAGTTTACTTCTGGTCAGTGTGTTGAGATATTTACTGTGCAGTAAAGGAATCTTCAACAATTCTTTTGATGGTTCTGTTTGATCGACCACCGAATCTTTTTCCCAACTTTCTAACACTTGATCTATAGTGTTCATAATGTACCCATAATAAGAATGATGTATTATATATTATGCATCCAGGAAGTCAAAATATTTCACTGAGAAGGATGCGTCTGCCGTCATAATGTGGTCGGCAGATAATGTTGTGTCGAACTGTATATCAGATAGTGACAATGGAAATAAACCGACCAGATGCACTCTGAATATGGGATTATTCAGATTTGAAAGTGCGGTCAGTACAGCATCAGAGTAACCTTTGAACTCTGTATTTTTATATAGGTTTTGTTTTGCTGTCAGTTCATTTCTTTCATGGAAACCATGTGGAGATGCCAAAGATAACATCCATTCATGTATGCTCTTCCAACCTTCAGCTCTAGAATCAATCATAAACTTTATGTTGAAAGAAGAGAATGTCATTTTATTTCCTGTAACATGATAGTCGAGTACAGGTGAAGGAACGACGATTGCAGGAATAGAAATTCCTGGAATGTTTGCTTCTTGACAAAAATAGGTAACATTTGGAATACGATCAAATGTTAATAAGAATTTTGTAGGTTGTAGAAAACCTGTGTTTTCTGGTGTTCTTTCTAATACGGACATTATAATCTCCTATTGATCCGGTATTTAGGAGCAAAAAAAAGAGGCACCGAAGTGCCTCTCTTAGTATCCCTCTTAACGGGGATTTTTTCATTACATAAGGTTCTTTACACCGAATAGACGGTAGTAAACGTTCTTGCCAGCATTCAACTTGCCTTGGCCAACGGTCAGACCTTCTGCGAATGGGTTTGCAACCATT